GATGGCAAAGAATACTCCAGCTTCTTCGTCAAGCACAGTCATTGCTCCAATGAGTAGCGTTAACAACAATAGTTCTAGCACCTATGCGATTAAGCCACCAGTGCGTAATCCAAATCAAGGTGTTCAGAATCAAATGCAGAAACGATACGGTACATAACAAAAAAGCCACCCGAAGGTGGCTTTCTCAATGCTAGAAGCGATTATGCTTCGTCAGCAATCTTCTGGAAATAAGACATTACGTCTTCATCATCTCCAGCACTAACCTTTGCTACACTTACTGGCTTTGCAGCTGGCGCAGGTGTACGCACAGGTGGTGTATAATCTTCATCCTCAGCCATCTTAGCGGCAGATGCAGCAGGAGTAGAACCACCATCAAGAACATCGTTCAACTTGCGAGCGAGTTCTTCAAAGGTCTTGAAGTTCTTACGATCAGTAAACTCAACCAGTTTAACCTGTGAGTTAACAACCTTTAACAACTTGTCTTCATCAGCATCAAACAATGCTGTTGGTTCCATAAAGGTAGACTGGTCATAGTTAGCGTAACCATCGACTTTACGTTGACGCAGTTTAAAGTCTGCACCTTCCCAAAGATCGAAAACGATAACTGGCTTTTCATCCTCAAAGGTAGGATTAGCCTTTTCCATGATCTTGTCAAAGATCTTTTTACCAAACTTATACAAACGAACCTGTCCTTCGTTCTCAGGATGCTTAGGATCAGAGATGATCAACACGTTAGCAATGTAAGACAACTTACGCTTTTGCTTCTGTGCAACCTTCTTGTTTTCCTCAGAGCCAGAGTTCCACAGTTTGGAGTTGAGTTCACCAACAGGATCTTTTTCGTTAAGAGTGGTAAGAGAGTTTTCGATATACCACTTGCCAGTTGGACCCTGGAAAGCATGATTGAAGATACGAACCCATGGGAGTTCATCGCCTTCAACACGTGGTAGGAATCGGATTACAGCAGTTGCGTTACCTGCTTTGTCGGCTTCTAATTTCCAGAAGCGATCATCTTGATAAGATTTTTTGCCACCAGCTTCTGGGTTGGCAATCTTGTCAAACTCAGCAGAGATTTTGCTGAAGTCTGTTTTACGCATGTTGCGGAGTGCTTGAATGTCCATCGTATGTTTCCTTGTATAAAAAGTATATTAATGTGTTGTATAAAAACGTATTTTAGTATTGTCTTGGTTGTCGTCTTCGAGTTCGTCGTAGTCTTCTTCCTCAACATAACTATTTAGCGTTCTCATACCTTGTCCCCTAACATTCGGTGAATGTTTCGGGTGTTTCTTGTACGTATTACTACGTTCCTCTTCGTCATATTCCTGACGATAATTCTGTTTCTTGTTGCCCATGATATCAGAAGTTAAATCCCTCTTTCAGTTCCTGATAATTTTCCATTAACTTGTTCGAGTCAAACTTAATGAATCTCTTGCACTTAATGATTCTACGATATTCTTCTTCCCAAAGCAAGTTTGTATTTGACTTCCAAGCAGAAAGATAGTCCTCGAACGAATCCAATATAACCATAGTTTCAATACTGATGTGACTTCCAAGAAATAACTTGAGTAGTTCTGGGTGGTCACCCTGTACGAATTTAAAGACTCTGTCATGTGTGTGTTTGTTCTTTTCAACATGTAGCAATAATGCGTCAATGTCGTTTTTAAAGGTTTGTGTCAGTGATTGTTTTCTTCGTTGCCATGTTACGAGGTTAGCATCCGACTCAGCATCACAGTATACCACGGCATCGTTACCATAAGCAAAGTTCGCAACAAAATATTGTATGACATCAAAAGGTTTATCAAACTTTCTTCCAAGTTTCTCAAAAATGAACCTATCATTACGGCTAGAAAATACATCTCGTGATCCTTTCACATGTCCATTAGTTTCAAATACGTCATAGCCATCAGTGGTAAAGTGCAACTTAACAGCCATGTAGTATTTGTATACATTAAATCCATCCACTTCGTTTCCTGAAATTATTAAACATCCAGCTGTGCTTGTTTAGGTAGCATGTTTGCTTCAATCATCTCCAACTGAATCTTATCCTTGAGGGATTTGTTAATCAGTGAAGCGATGTCCTGCGGATCGATAAAGTTCTCTGCGCAATACTCAAGCACAGCATCCATATACGGCATACGCTTTTCCCTTGCTCGTTTCTCAATGAAAAGAGAAAAAGATGAAGCAGTACTAAACTGATTTGTATTTTCTGAGGTAAGCATCTGTAGTCCTAATTAGTGATTGAAGTTCTGAATACTCATTGGACTTGCTGTGATACATTTTCCAAATGTTGGTATTCGGTTCATCAGGTTTCATTTTCTTCTCGAACATGTCGAGATACTTGTCAAACCACTTGTCCATGATCTTGGACTGGGTCAAAAGAAAGTTATGTATCTTGTTCAGTGCGGTCATGTCTTGATCAACAACGCACAGTGATACTTTTTCACGCATTTCTGTAATAGAAAGTTCCATAATCAACTCCAAATTTTAATTAAAAAGAATCCAGCTAGACAACACAAACCCCAGCTAATGTTGCCAAGGATTAACAACAACGCAGCAAGAACTACCAGTGCTACTGCCATAAGGTTAAAGAACATTAACCTCTCCGCATCGTTGCGATTTCTACTGCTTCTTCATTGCTGAAGATTGGTACTGAGTTTGACTTATGCATCGTGCCAATGCCAAGCATCTTAGTTCCTGTGTAAACCTGTTTGGGTTTTGCACTAGTGTCATGATGACCACTATTTAAACTAGGATGATACGCAGTTTCCCGAATGTATGGCTTTGGTGCTATCATGGGTTTATGCTTACCCGATACAGGTTTTGTTTCGTACTTCTTTAGCATGGCTTCCCACTGCTCTTTCAATTCACGTTGAGCCTTTGTGGGCTTACGCTTTTTAGAAGACTTATCACGAACAAAAATCATACCCATGTTTACTCTCCCGCTGAGAAAGTTTCTCTAAAGAATTTAATTACCTGCGATTTTCTCGTGAAGATAAACTCCTTCGTCACGAAACCCTCGACAGGGTCTTCACCTTCTGTGCGCACAATGTAACCATTGGCGACTTTTCTGATTGTAATTTCCATAACTTAATTATACCTCATAAATGAATTAAAGTAAAGCGATTCCAAATTATGCCAGTGCTTTGTACAAGCCAACCAGCCCTATTGTCAACGATATTACATTTACTACCAGCTGTGGGCGATTCTTTACCCTAGCTGACCAAACAAGAAACATTACTGTGCCGATGGCAAAGGTTACAATGTTCCATGGATATGCATCAGGTCCAATAGCATTCGTTATGTGACCAGCCACAATAAACCCTGCACCGACCCACTGCAATATGTCGTCTTTACTCAAGCAACTTTCCTTTCTTTTGGAATCAAATTGCCATCGATATCTAATCGTGGCTCTTTGTACGTAATCACGCCATCGTACTCCATCTGAGACTTCTCAAACTCAGACATGTAACTGTCTTCTTCGATCGTCCAACCAAGGATGTACTCTTCTGCGTACTCACTCTTGTGCTCAATCTTTGCACGGATTGAGTCAACAATCATCTCGCACTTCTTGCCAAAGAAGTCATTCAGCTTGACATGCTGTTGCACGTCTTCGATGATGTACTCACTACCACCCTTAAACTTCCAATACTGAGGACACTCACCAGTGCCATCCCAGTCATGAGCACCATAGTTTTCGCGAAACTGAGTTGTGATTACGATCTTCATATTATCTCCAAAAGTTAGAAGAAGTTACGCCAGAGGGAGCAGTACTGCCCTGAAAACCCTTGCTGCTTTTTGCACGCATTTTTTGCTTGGGTGCACGTTTGGCTTTGACAATCTCAACAGTGCCACCAGACTTCAAGAATTTCTTAAGAGCCTTTTCGCCCTCGACACGCATTTCAGATTTTGATTTGTATAAGACTTGACTCATAATTTTCCCCTTAAACAGTTTCAGTCATTCGTGCTTCCATCATTTCTGACAGAATGAACTTTGCGATGTTGATGTTTTTGCGAGCCTGATCGGTGGCTTGCTCATGACCAAAAGTCATCAGTTCTTGCGCATCAGACAACACACCCATCGCAACCATTTCCAAACCACTCAAACGAGCAGTAATCGAACCCATGTATTCTTTACGGATTGTAGCTTCGGTCATACCGTAGCAGTTTTTTTCAAATTCAGTCATTTCGTTTCCTTTTCTAATCACTATAAAGTAATTATGCCTGAATTCCGAATTTCCGTCAACTGTTTTCTGCAAGTTTGGAAGGGTATTTTCGTTGCTTTTTCGCAACGCTTTTTGGGGTGTTTTTAGCCATTTTCGTGTTTAGGGGTGGGTAACCTTCCCCCGAAACCCTCTGGGACGATCCTAGGGCGATCTAAGCAGTCCTAAAAGGGTCTGTAGTAGTGAGTTTTCAGGTGAATCCTAATCCCAATGTGAAAAACCCTACACTCGGTAGGGTTATTTCTTAGGGTAACCTAAAAGGATTACTTTTTAGTACCTGTGGTTGGTGTGCCTGAGTGCAAGGTTGCCGCATAGATCAAACAGATTGTGTCTTGGTTTGATGCAAAGGAACAACGTACTGCTAGTGGGTCAACACCTTTCGCTGAAGCAGCTGCAATCGTGTCTGCCATAATTTTAGATTGATTTGTGTAGTAGTAGGTGCAACCAAAGATAGCACTGAGTACAACAATCGTTGTGCAGATGATAAGTGTGAGTTTTTCATGATTCAAAATTTTCTCCTATTTAAGATCTTTTACTAAATCGCAAAGACCAAGTTTCTTAGACTCCTGCGCATCAAGCCATACATCATGTGGTGGCAGAAGAACTTCACGGATCTGGGCTTCGTTCATCCCAGTACATTTCTTGTAATGTGCAATTAGTCGTTTGGTTGTAAGATCAAACTCCTTTACGGTAGCAAACAGTTCATGTTCTTTACCAAAAGCACCCCATGTATATTGGTGAGACAAGATAGAAGTGTTCGGTGTAAGAACACGATTACCTTTGACACCACTAATAAAGATTAACAATCCAGCGGAAGCAATCTGTCCCAGTCCGATGGTATGGACTGGTATCTTACTACCACGCATTGTATCAATTACTGCAAATGCAGCATTCAAATCGCCACCAGGAGAACAAACGATTAAGTTAAGTACCTCTGGTCGTTCCTCAGAAAAATTCGAATCAAAAACCCATTCGATAGTTTGCTTGCAGGTAGCCATTGTAATCTCTTCCATTAGTAGAAAATACGAGTGGGACAGATCGTCTTGTTCCAGTGCCAGATTCAGTTTTTTCATCATACTTGACATCAACTTCTCCATTCTTATAAAAAATATGTCTACCAATTTGCACTGTTTTACGTAAGTTCTTCCAATTTGGATTCACGTAGTCTGCATGGTAAAATGTAGCACCCTTTGTATTGTCTCTTAATATTTCAGAGTTAAGGTATGCGTACACTGCCATGTCTAATATAGAATTATACATCACTTGTTGTGCACTAGTCAAGTTTCTTGTAATGGAAGTCGTTCTTGGTTTATCTTCACACCACCATGAGAACTGACATGTGTTTCCAGTCTTTTGTTTTACTACACCACAGATTGAATCTGCGTAGTTGCCTGACCTGACTCGATTGAGTGTAACAACGGCAACTGCCATCTGTCCATCTCTTGGTTCATGTCCTGCTTCGAATAAAATGTTATCAGCCAAGCACAATACTTCTTTTTGTGCTGTAGGTGTTAGCTGTTTAAATGTTGCTTTGATCGGAAGTAACGATCTTTGATCTATTGTTACTGCCATAGCAGTTAGTATAACCACTATAAATGTTGCGATGATTTGTAATTTTGCTTTAGGCAAAGTCATCTCCTTAATTAGTTAAGAAAGAGAGCGGATGCTCTCTTTCAATCCCGTATCAGGTTGACTTCTTGCTAGTAGTCTTTATATCTTGGGGGACGTTTGAAACAAAACCATTTAAGACTTGCGCCTTAGCAATAATTTCGTGTTCAGATGGGATAGCAGGGAATCCTGGATGATCAGGAATCGTGCCACCATTGATTTTAGCAGATTCGACTTTTGTAGACCAGTCGTTGCTAATTTGTTCACGCTTACCGTAGTATTCATCGTTAAGCATGTCTTTTGCCATTTTTAAAAGTTCTAGGCGAATCTCGAACGGGGTCAAGTTACTCATGTTTACTCCTTGTGTGTTATGAGTTGTGTGTAATGAAGGTTTTATTGGGATCCTTCAACCCACTGTCTATTATTTAGGCATTCTTACTTCGCTGGCTCGGTGGCTGGCTTGCCTTTTGGTGCAGGAACTGGTTTAGAAGTGGGCTTTTTGGCTGGCTTCTTTTCTTTTTTCTTGCTAAAATCTGGGGTAACCTTTTTGCGCTCTTTGACACCAGCAGGTTGTTGTGGGGCTTTGGTGGGCTCTGCGGCAAAGGTACTGGCAGTAAATGCCAACAATAAAATTGTGATTAAATGTTTCATTCGTTTTCCTTAGAATAAATGGGGTGAGACTTTCATCCCACCCCATACCAGCTAATTACTTCTTAGCTTCGGCTTTCTTCTCTACCTTCTTCTCGTCTTTCTTTACTTCA